AAAGTGCCGGAGACTGAATCAGTCCGCTTTGATATTGATGTATAATGACAACCCCATCGAAACCGAATGATGTAGCCACTCCGCTGAGTGTTGTACCTGGGGTACCCCACTGGAGACAGACGGATCACGACCAGGTAGATATTGGACAGGGGTACGACTTTCACGACCCTGTCTCCCTACAGATCGGCGGAGAGAGCGCATACAAAACCGGCACTGCTATATCAATGTTTGGCAAGGTCGGTTTTAGGTCCGATCAAGCAGTCATCAACACTGATCATGGACGAATTTACGAGCTGGAGATCACTAGAAAATATGGTACTCAAGGAACATATGATTTTTATATAAAATACGACCAACCCGCCTCCACCGGATTTCCGGGTGATTTTAGAACAGGTGTTGAGCATGGGTTTGATGTATGTAAGGTTGATTTAGACTTAACCACACTGAACTCTCAGGTTACAGCTGAGAATGGAGCCTATCGCATCCGGATGGAAACCGGGAGGTCTCGTATGATATTAAGAGCAATCGCGCCCTATCGAACTAAGGTCCGAACACATGATCCTGTTGTATTGCAGAAACCTTTAACATATTGGGTACGAGAAAAATTTAATGCGCATGTCGGGGTGGACGAAGTGGCCCTTGGGGCAAGCTACACCGGTGGCGAAGGATGCAAACCTTCGCTTAACAATATAGGTCTTAGTGTAGCTGAGGAGGGATTTAGTAAAGCTATAGACCTTAACGGGTTCCCAACCCCTTCTGTTTTACGGAATAATGTCACCCAGGATAATACGACATACACCGCATTAACCTTACCGGTACCTCAAAGCTTTATCGAACCAAATGTTGGCATCCCTGAGAAAGAATACTGGAGAGATCAATTTAGTATATATGAGTACGAGAACCTGAAATATACCATTGGCAATTCATTTGACTGTCATATTTTTTCTCGCATCTATGGGCGGCATAGTCATTATAGAGACACCCAATCTCCTAAAAATACAGGTCCTGCGATTGGAAATATATTTAACAACGAAAACCAAAACGTCGTAACCGGTCTTAAGATGTATAATGGTTTCGTTGCACCAGCTTCCGCCGGATGGACTGACGAATTTATATACAAAGTATCGAAACCTAATCGATACACAACCAGCTATCAATCAGCCAAGCGACCTGCGTTCACATGTACTAAATCTGACTTCTGGTCAGTAGATTATACAGATTATGTTAACGAAGCGCTGGGTGAGTTAATATTATTAGAAAACCCGGTCGAGCATGTTGGTATTGATAGTGGGTTTAATGCGATGTGGAACCATCACGGAGTTGACAGCTCTACTGTATCTGATAATATTCTTACAAGATATGTTGATGGAACATCGCTCCCGGCTACTAATAAATATGTGTCTACGTTTTACGTCAACAAGCACCAGACTTATCATAAATATTGCGGAGGCGAAAATTACTGGAAATGGACCACACAGGCGATGAAAGCCTGGGCAGATAATGTAGTGCTCGGTGACTGGGCAGTTCATAATCCCAGTCTGATCAACACAGCAGGTGTTGGTGAAGGAGGCACATCTTCAGTACTGTACGACCTGTCGTCGCTTTCCCACCCAGCATCATCTTATGAGAAAAATGACACACTCAAAGGTTTCTATAAGTGCTGCACTGATCATACAGATAGAGAGGTAGTTCTGACTATTGAAAAGGTAGACTTAAATGATCCAGTCGAGATGGATAAAACGACGCGCAGTACGACATATATTAATAAATCTACAACGTATGATGTCAGCCTTCATGCATTATATGATAATACGGTAGAGGTAGATCACTCGATGCCACCCGGGGCTATATTTATAGCCGGCCAGGCGTGGGACGATACCCCAGCTGGTGATAGTTTAACCAAATCTCTTTTTGTTCCAGAAGGAGCGGATGTCCTCAGCCCAGTTCAGTTTTTGTCACTATCAGCCGGGGCGCTCGCTGGAGGCTCTCGACCTAGAAATAAACTCAAACCACCAGTACCTAAAATAGGACCTAAGCTACAATATATCCCGGGGATCGATTTTGTAGATAATTTAGGAATTAACAGCACTAAGGAGTATACTATACAGTATAAAAACATTGGGGAACAAGAACTGACACTACAGTTTCAATCCACCGGTGGTGGTATCGCTTCTATTACTGGAACTGCTTATGATAGTACCAGTACACCACCTTCAGGTGACAAGCTAGATGACTGGTCGTGGAATATACAGTCACCATATAGGACTGATACGACTAACCAACCCAACACCGTTGCTTTGAGTGCAGATGAGATGGTTTATGTTAAGTATACTGTTAATGTACAAACCGGCAATCCGGATGGGTACGGTGTTATGCATCCATATCAGCTCAATTTAGGACCACTTTATGGTGGAATATCTGATCACGAAGTTACGTTTAACATTAGTGTTTTCTGATTAAATACTAATGCAATGTCTACATATAGAGCAAGACCAGTACCTGTAATAGATACTACTGCTGGCGAACGCATCGCGGAAGCCGCAGATAAAATAAACACCTTCTTCGCTGCTCTATCAACTGACTGGATTAGCTTTATAACACCATTCTCTGATGCTAGAGCTTCAGAGGTATTAAATGTACCATTTTCAGATTGCAGCTCGACTGTGGTTGACTACTTAACAGGAGATAGTGCTTTTGATATAGACGATAAGCCGAATCTAGTGATGGAAAAATGGTTGGATCTGCCTCTTGAGTTAATGATTCCGCAGATAAACCATTATTTTAACCCAAGAGTAACTGCTCAAAAAACCGGTCTTAAAGATACCACTAGAGCTCTATACTATAATCACACAACTCAGCAGTATGAATTCGCCAACAATACTGCGTTATATGATAATTATGGAGAATCCACCGGTGTAATAGGTAACGTATATCCTGATACACAGACTGTTGATTTGGTTATTAATGGTGTATACTACGATTATACAGATAGAGATTTAATACCAGGGACAGTATATCACTTAACTGACAGTCTAGATGGTTGGATGTTACCCTATCAGGAAGGCGGTATTGGTGATAGTGTATCTGTCCCAATGTCTATAGCTGTACATAGGAATGCCGCTATAATGTTAACAGATAGAGCTGTCGCTAAGCAATTACCATGCCTCCCAGCATGTCCACCACAGCGTCTCCGGTTCATGAAAGCTCCAATATATACTAAGTACATAGACATTACAGATGGAGACCCATTCACTGACCCGACGGTAACTAAGTATACTGCATATACTACTATTGGCGAACCATCCGATCCGCTAGCGGATCCATGGGATAACCCAGATATACGGAAGTATGGTTTATACGAGGAAATCCCATAACCCGGTATAAATATTTAATACGATGGCTCTATCACATTATTTTTATATAGAAGGAAACCCACCGTTCATCCACCATCAAGGTAAATGTTGGCGTAGATTAACGGATCAATCCTTAGCAGGTACAACTCTTGTCCCGGGAATCGATGATGTGATTCTCCACACCACGGCCAATGAGTGCCTAGGCATCACCGATCTACATGAAATCGCCGAACTAGAAGCACTCGTGAAGGTTTCTCCGGAAGGAGAAACTATTATAGACCCAACCAGCGAGATCGACATGTCGGTATTCCATATACATGATCTTAGCTTTCTAGCTCGAACACAACGACCCGGTCTGACTATAACAATGGATACTATACTAGCCGGTAGTGCGGTCTATACGTTAGCGGATGTTTCCGCGGTCATAAATCTTGATCTCTACCCTCTCAGTCATTCATATAATGTGTATACAGATAACAGTTTAGATCCGGTTTCTGACCCACCTAATTACATACCCACAACCGCGTCTTGGGTCGCGACGATCCAACCAGATGTTTTAAGTTTCCATGATGGATTACCAGCTTAGTTAGATTAAGTATTTATTATGCCACAAACGTTCACCAAAATAACACAAGAATCGTTCAACTGGTCCGGTATAGCATCAAATATTGATACCGCCGCCGGGATCGATACAATGAAAATTCTAAGTCGCTAAGCAAACAAATCCGCAACACACGCGGCGATTGAAAATTTTGATTCAATTAATATGGGGTTGACCCCGATATATGCGATGGATGATAACATTGGCAACCGATACGCGCAACAAATCGACCTCACTACTTTAGGTGGAACTAGTCGCGATCCATACGATAGATACGTGTGGTCTGGTGAGGTTCAGACGGACTCTAGTAATAATAGTATGTTTACTCATACAGAGATTGATGGAGTTGGAACTGATGGGTGTATGTACATACCTGATCCACATTTCCGCCTCCCCGCCAGTTGGGAAACGGTGGCAAATGAAAATTCGAATCAAGCAGGAATTTCTATAAATTTACAATACAATGACTTAGCCCCTTATCAATGGGTACCGCTGTTCGGTATATATCTTGGACGATACGGCAGCGTCAACAGCACCTTCCCCGGACAAAATTGGGATCTTAAGTATGGTAACTACCAGACGCACGCTCCTAGTCATCCTTATTGTGCTTCTGCGGACGCTAATAATCTATACGGCGAGAACAGCCTCCGGAACCCGGACGTTGGGTACGCTGGTGGAATTCAATGGTGGATATGGTGTCATGATGGGCTTGGAAACGCGATGCTAGCAACGACACAAGGTGAAATCGCGACTGACGATGACCAATCCCAACCCCTCTTCCCAACTAATGAACACTATAATAGTTCGAATGGGTATATGAAATTTGCCGCGCCATACTACTTAAGAGACTGGGTTGCTACTAAAAGCAACCCCTTACCTACACTGTGGGAAGAGCATGGTGGAAATGGATCTGGTGTGAATGAGTACTATACATAACCGGTTATGTTGATTATAGAGTTTACGCGTCCACTCAACCGACGACCTGCGCCGGCCAAGCTTGGCATGATAAAATTAGTGCCTCGAACTCTCAACTCATCGCGTACGGTCCAACAGCTAATGCAGATTTATCGACTGCTACAAATTTATATATAACAGTTAATAAAACCACAAACGACGCCTACCAAACCCGGGCATGCTATGGGTGGCATCATGCCACCGGTGGTATTCATGCCACCGCGCGACATTGCCAACAATTCGTAACCGGTAAGATTGGTGATTTTACGTTTATGCATGTCCCTGGAGTTATCGGTTCAACAACCGCCCCGGACACCGGAACCAACTTCCCATCGTATGGTCACCCAACCGGTCTCGCCTTACGACCAACGGTATTAGGAGATGGTCAAATTAATAGCTTCGCTTATGGCAGCTTCGTCCCGGATCCCCACCCCGGAAACGCCACCGTTCCGGTCGGGAATACGATGGCGGGATATCTTCAACCCGGATCAAATATCGAGTATATATATCCAACTGAAGGTGGTTCCTATGACCCGGTCCTGGGCGCTAGTAACAACGTAGCGATGATGGTAGACGCCGACGGCACTCAAATGAGTACTCAGAACGATCCAAGCTTTGATGATGTAGAATTTTTACTAGATAATATATTGACTACTAAGACTACTATTAACAAATCCGGTGCCGATCAAGCTCTGTATATTGCACTGAACACCGCACCGGCGGTGATGGCATTGAATGATGCAGACGCTGTCACCGATTTTGTAATGACTGTTCGAGGAGTAACACAAGTAATTATCGGCGATTATCGTATTATGGCCGCGTTAACTGATAGTGCGAAAACCGAGATAACTCGAACCGACTCAACTACGGCTATAACAGCCGTTCTCAAAGGCTCTTCGAACTCGAATCCTTCCGGTGGTGGTCAATATACGGTACATTTCTTAGGAACAGACATGCAGGGGACAACTTACGGTGATATTAAAGCTGGTTATCTAAAGATCTGGGCTGAACTAGTTCCTTAGTAGAAAATTTACTCTGTAAAAACTAGCATATTGTATTAAATATTAATATGCCGGCGTTTAACCCAGATCTACACTCAGTCCCGCCCTACTGTCGACCGTTTAGATGTAGCGATATATACAATTATATCAATCTGGTACCTAGCCTCTCCTATGTTAATACCGGGTTCAATAACATAGACCCCGCAACCGGAACTGTCCCAGTTGCAGATAGTATTAAGGACGGTTTTGATAAGGTTAACTCGAATTTTAAAAAGGTGACTGAAGTTTTACAGCATTTCGGTAACGTTTATGGTAAGTATCGTCAAAACATAGCTTTGACATATACTATATCCTCACTCAACCCAGACACAGTTACTATACAACCACCTCAAGTCGGTGATGTTTTATATTTTTCTCCGAGCTCTACAAGATTCCCGGATGGGTGCTGGAGCTATGCACTAGCAACCAGTGGTTATGCCTCTGAAGCCTTGGGCGTTATTTCTAATATCGTATGTCCACATGGTGCTCCTAACCTCTCTGGAGCATGTTTCACGATAACACTCAATGGTTACGTCTCCTCCGGAGACTTACCGGCTAGAATACCGGGCACAACATACTTCTTATCGATGTATGTCTCCGGCGGAACCAGCACGTCTAACCCAACCTCTCCTAATTATGTTTCAAAACCGATATATACTGCTATCAGTAATAACGAGATAATAGTCGATATTAAGCGAGGAGCGTTGATTGCTAACTTTACAGAGTGGCCATAAATAATTAAATGGATTATTCATACATAACGAGAGCTCTCCTAGGCCTAGGTACACCATCTAATTTTAGGTATGACGGCGCATTCGCTGGTAGTGTTCATAGCGAATCATCTGCAAGCGCTACTATACACCATAATGTAGGCGACCCAACACATGTATTTTTACGGAGTTCTACCGTAGCATTAACAGATTTTTATTTACCTGGGAGCACCATCGGTCAAGGTACTTTAGTAGACGGTCTAACATATTATATTCGTAATACTACACCGAAAGGAGCTAGCGCTGGGGATGATTACACTATCAAGATACATGGCGTTAACGCCGGAGGGGCATTTGTTGTGGTGACACTATATGAAGAAGAAGCATGCCATGTTGTGTATAATAAAGGTGATAGCTCTTGGTATTTGATGTCACATCTAGTAGCTTGGTAATAGTATATGACTATACCGCAATATAGCGATTGTCCTGGACTAGCAGGATATAACAGTGGCTTACCGATTTACACTGAGTATACGAGTTGTGAGCCTGTTAAAATTTGTTGGACGTACGACCCGGAATATTGTGACCGACCAGCACAAGGCTTCCGCGTATTTCGCACAACTACTCCTCCAGTTACCGGTTTGGAATCGTTATGTGTATCCATAGGTAACAATAAAATCCTAGAGGATAAAAGCAAATATAATAACACTCTAAATTTTTATAGCGACGGCGCCCTATCGCCGGCGGTATTTAACAGTCACACACCGTATGGTGTAACCCCAATATACTCTAGTATTAATTTTGATAGAGCGCATACTGAATACTATACTGCCGGGGTAGGAAATCATTATGATCTCTCCCGACAAACATTCACTCTCGATATATGGGTTGGTAATAAAAAGGAGGCGTGGCTATATTATTTTCCATGTCAAACTATAGTCAGCTGCTTCGATGCTGCAAACAACCACCGGTCCTGGCGATTATATTTTGAGCCAACCTCTGTAACTAATAGTCAAGGCAGCACCAGTACTGGTTTTAGTGTCAGCGATTCCACCACCGGAAGCTTAGTTCTAGAGTTATACGAGAATGGAGATGGCTCCGGTAGTATTATTAAGCATGTTATAATGTCCACCACCTCCAACCCGGATTGGAAGCAGTCTTTCACCGGGACTTGGAATAGGTTTGGTTATGGTCATATTTGTATAAACCGGGTCGGAGAGCTACTTAAGGTGTATGTTGATGGCGGTCTTAAGGCAACTATCAACGTACCTTTTAATTTAGCATATGATAATCAGCAATTAGTTGTAGGTCGTCATTTCGGCAATTCCGGTCGACTAGATCCAGCCCGCTTCGCCCCGAACACGATCCCAGCAAATGATGGTGATGAGAGTCATTATAATGGTAGAATATATGATATTAGATTGGTAACCGGCTTAGCTATAACTCCACCACCCGGTGGCCGCCCTCCGGATGTTTGCAGTCAGCAACCATGGTATGATATGATGACCGAAGTAGCGGTGCTGCCGTTTAATAAGCTTTGTTGGGAAGATAAGACCGCCCCGGTCGGTTCACCGATCTACTATAGAGTCGCTAGCGTTAATTGTGACGTGGACATTAACTCTATTTGCCCGGCCTATATCGCCGCTAATCGTAAGGCGGCTCAGCAGATATCATCCTTCGCTGTAGACAACCCCTCCGACCTAGCTGCGTATATGAATGCCCCTCCAATCACAATGCTAGATATATTTAACACCTGGGACCGGATGGATCCATCATCTAGCAGCTACTTCCCTGGAGGAGTCGGAGCAACCGGCAACCATGCCGCCTGGTATTACTCTGCATCAGAAAAGACATTTATTCAACCGGAGAACTCAACTGAACATGTATGTATAGTTAGTCCACCTAACCAGTATATGAATTCATATACCCACGATGTTATTGTAACTAGCGACGAAACTGATGATGATGCTATAGGATCTGTAGGTATGTTTAATATTGTCGATGATCAACAATATGCTATGATCTTCACTCGAACATGCGGAGGAGACCATCCCTTTAAAGGGTGGGGGGTCCATGTATTTTGGGGCGATCTCGGCTCCGGCTTTGGAAGTGGTAAGAGCGCGATTTACAATCCAACCTCTAATTCATGGGAGACATGTGGTGGTTATCAGTTAGAGTCTCTACCTACGAATCCCGCTAGCCGGGGATTTAACTCATGTAGTCCGGCGTATAGCAATCAAACCGATGGGTGGTCCGATAGACAGACTAGGATCGAAATCGTCCGGAATCTGAACGTGATCACTGCACGCGCCAGTCCTAATAACGACCGCGGAGAAGGTGGAAAAGAAAGAGAACCTTTACACATCCTAGATGATAATACCACGATAACTATTAATCTTTACGAGACGCCACCACCATTCGGTATGCCCGGAGGTTGGGGACCACTGCAAGGAAAAACCGGTTACGGATTTATGGCTCATTCCCAAAGAGGCTCGAAATTCCATGATTGGTATCTCTACCCTGAACCGTGGAAGCGAATATTTGATTTTACTAATGGCGCACCAGGAGAGGTGTGGGAGTTTGGATTAAATGATATTTGGTATAAGACAATCGATACAGTATGGGAGGTAGTAGATAAGACAAAAACAGTTATCACTGATTTCAGTTCCGGGCAGGATTATCAATTAGACTGCGATGGAAGTTATTCTAAACTATAAATATTAATATAATGTCATTACCAGATTATAGTAAATTAGATCCAAAGACTTTAGCAAACACGCCTCGTACGTATGCTCCAGACTTAACCGACCGGACAGCAGTTGACATCGCTAACGGGAACGCATCCGGTAGAGGCTTTGGTGTTGACAGCAATAATACCTCTACCCCAATTGGATCTAGCTATCCTACGGACGCGACTGAAGTGACTATAGTATCAGCTGATTCTACCGTTAAGCGGATAGATCCACGTAAGGCATCGACCCCTGGTACTATTATACTACAACCGGGTGAAACATTAATTACCAACTCAACAACCTCAACCACTGGAGAAACCGGCACAAAGAAGAAGGACTGTATTAAAGACGTTGTTAGTAATTTCTTTAAAGATGCTAAAGGGATGATTACTGGAGTCATCAATGAAGCAAAAGGTATTGTGACCGGTGCTATTAATAACGTTAAGATGTTAATAAGCGGGATCAGTCAAGCCGTATCATGTTTCGACCTAGAAATTAAGCTCAAGAAAATATCTCTCAAAGGCATATTTGGAGATATTAAGAAAGGTATAGAGGATGGTATTAATGATGCGATCAATTTCGTAAAAGGCATCGGAGACGCGTTAAAAGAAGCTCGATCATTTCTAACCTGTGAAAAAGGTACTGCATATGAACAGCAAGAAGCTACCATCGATGATCAATTAGCAAAAGCTACCGATGAGGAGCACATGGCCGGTGTTGGTGGTATCAAGAAGAATTTCACTTCCGGACGCGAAGGATGGGCAGGGCCAATGAGCCCTAAACGCCGCCGCGATATCGCGAACGGTAACGCATCCGGTAGAGGGTTTGTTAGCGCTCAGGTATTAGCCGCAGAAGAGAACACGCTAGGTTCTATCAAATCCACTTCTCGTGCAGAATGCGGAAACAACAATTCTGGAAAAAGCTTGACCGGTATTGGAGATGCGTTAAACATTACAGACTATGGTTAATAGCTACACAGGTATTTATTTAGGTATCGTCGTACAAAACGACGACCCGGACCGCGCCGGCAAGATTAAAGTATATGTACCGCATATAGCAGCCAGTGTGTATGAGAACTGGGTGCAGAATGATACTGATAAAAAGTTCAAATTCCCTGGTGGTAATATTGACAGCGATTTGAATACGATTATAGAGCCACTGAAGGCGATATTACCATGGGCTCGATGCGCGATGCCACTAGTAGGAGCTTCCGGTAGTGGTAGATATAATGCTCATACTAAGACCGGGACTATATCTGACACTGCCCGGTTAACAGAGACAGAACAAGACCCAGGTTATAGTAAAACTGATCATAGCTTAAATACTGATGGTATCGGCGAGAAACCAGGGAGGGTTTATGAGAAGTATGATCTAAAGCTAACAGACGCGTTTTCTGATGCTGAGAATACCAGCGTAAATAATGTCAACCCGTTGACACACAACTATACCCCATCTACTTATAGTAACATGTCGAAGGGTAGCTTCTCTATACCTAATGTTGGTAGCCACGTTTGGGTGTTCTTTGAATCAGGTGACCCTCTAGAACCGGTATATTTTGCCGTTAGTTACGGTGATAAGGATTGGCAGAGTATATTTGATATAACAGCGGAGGATCGCGGACAGGACTACCCAGGAACTTATGAGAATGCTAGTAAGGATCAAGATAAAGGATTTACAACTGATACAGAAACATATAGAAATAAATTTGTAATAAATCAGAAAGGTGGTTCTTTAGAGTTTGTTAATACTGATAATAGAGAAATTCTTAAGATGACTCATTATAGTGGATCGTTTAAAGAGTTTAATAATAAGGCTAACGTTGAACTGGCCACTCACAATGATCAAAAGCTGATACTGAACGACCAGTTTGAGACTGTTAACGGGTCTAAGAATTCATATGTAGAGAGAGATTATGATTTCATTGTCAGAGGAGATCGATTTAAAAAGATCGGTTCATTAGATGTAGATAACATGAAGCAATGGAGAAACGTAATGGCGGCGGTGGCGGATGTTAAGCAATTGTTTGACATTAAGAGAGCGACAGCAAATACATGGACTAGTCCGGATCAACAACAATCCGGACAGTTCGCGCCCTGCCCAGTGTGTAATCCTGCATCAAAGCAATTCGACCCAACCATGTACGGCTCTATACAGAATGAGTTCAAAAATGTCGGGTTTAAGGAGAATACTGAGACTCCCGGCTGTGATGAGTACCCGACTGCGATGGATTGCGGTGCTTCCGGTTGCCCAACCGTATCTAAAGAGCTTGGCCATACATTGACTCAAGGAGTGACAGTTGACCCAAAGCAATACGCACCGTATAGTATATTAACACCCCAACCAGGGAAAGTGTTCGGAGAGACTTGCCCATCATGCGGCGGTTCTGGTATAAGCCCTAGTACTATGGACGGTACCTGGCAACCGGAAGATAAAAAGGAGATAGAAGCATTTAAAAAGGTTATATTAGATGCTGTAGAGGAGTTAGTAGAGGTGGAGCGGGAGTTAGGTCTAGGTGGTAGTGAAGATATCATAATAACTAAACATAAGACAGAGACCATTGGTACAGTAATGAATGATTTTGGTTCTATACGAGTAGATACCGCCGGTAAGATGTATAATGATAAGGTTGTGATACACAAGGAGGGAGTGTTAGTCAGTAAAAAGGAGACCCCTCTAATCGAATACAGCCATGTAGATGACTTACCGGGTGGTTCATACAATTTAAATGTATGTAACAAGTATAATATACAGGTCGGTGCCGGTGGGTTGTCCATGAAGAGTTATGGCCCGGTGGATATCTCCGGTACAATAGTTAATGTGACCGGTGAACAGGTGAATGTATCCAGCGCGAACGAGGTTAATATTGATGGCGGTAAACGTCTTAGTTTGGTAGGTGATATAATATCAATCCGGCAGAGAAAGAGAGAGCAAGTATTAATAGATAGTAGCTTAGGCATCACTCGGAATCTAATAGTTAACGGTGCATCTCATTTTGAAGGAGAAGTGCACTTGCATCACGTCACTGCACCTTGTGAGATACAAGAAACGCAGAATACTAAAATCTACGGTCGAGCGAATCATGAGAAAACTCTTATTATCGGGTATACTTGGAATGGTATACCTTGTGGTATCCCGGGATGTAGTTATAATCCGGTATACTCTAGAGTTCCTAACATCGATGATTCACCTTGTGCAGTCGCTGACCACGATAGCTTGTATATGTATCCACATAGTCATTATTTTAAGAACTTGCCGTGGAGCCTCAAAAAAGAAAATGACAAAGTTAGGCAGGATGCAAAAGTATGCAATTCTGGTGCCAGAGGTAAGACTAAAAAACGTGAATGGAAAAACGCCGGTGGTAAGAGCGAACCGGTGATGGCCGGGAACTCATGTGCGCCGCCTCCTACCGGTGGTGGGTTTGGTGGATTGGGCGGTGGTATCGGAGGAGGACTAGGTGGAGCACTAGGAGGAGGACTAGGTGGAGCACTAGGAGGAATATCCGGGCCGGTGAATTTAGATACATTAACCTCCCTAGCCGCATCCCCGGCCGGTGGCATGCTATTAAATGCTGCTACTGGAGGTTTAGGTGGCCCTGCACTAGCTGCCGGAATGACGTTGCTCGAGGGTGGTAGTTTAGAGGATGCCGCAGGAGCCGCTGCTGAAGAGGCAATTGGTGGAATGGTCCCGGGTGGAGGTGGAATTCCCGGTGGCGACTTACCGGACTTACCGGACTTACCGGTCTAACCTAAGAAATCATCCTCTTCATCTGCATCACACTCAAACGTTACAACGTCATCAGTTAGCAACGCGATCTTTTGAGCCTCTAGACATCCTATAGCCGTCGGGACAATTTCGCCTTCTAGGAGCATCGTATATTTAATATCTTCTAATATACCGACAGCTTCGTATAAATTTATATCGAATTCTTCTAGGTAGTGGTTAATGTGATAGTTTAATTTTCCTAGAAACTTTTCAATTACCAGATCATCGTCAGAATCTAACGAGGTGATCAGATCATCTACTATGTTCTCAATTGCGAATGACATCGCATCTAGTTGTTCATCTTTCCTCATTGTATAGTATTATACATTAAGTCTTTAATAAATCAAGCTGGCCTATAATGAACTTCAAGATTTCACTTCTAACTATATCACTGTCGGTGAATTTGAATGTATATATACCTTCATCTTCACTTTCCTTATTATCGAAACATTTAAATATTGGCTCAAACCCGGTCTTGCCGTTGATATCACTCTGCCGAGTATCTCCAACAACTATATACTTACTATTATCACCGAAACGCGTCAGTATAGTTACTAGTTCACTGGTAGTTAAATTCTGAGCTTCATCAACAATAACAACACTATTTCTAAACGTCAGACCCCTAACAAAATTAACAGGGATGCATTCTACAACACCACTACTCATTAAGTTCTGCCTAATAGGTATACCTACTAGCTCATCCAATTTCTCGACTAGAGGCATACTCCATGGAAGGAACTTATCATCAACTTCTCCTGGTAGAGAGCCCATTTTCTGACTAGCAGATTCAACAACACTACGAATGTATATAATTGATTCCATAGCTTGTTTTTTAAGAAGCTCGAGCGCGGACATTACTGCAAGATATGTTTTAGCAGTCCCTGCGGGACCGTCTGCTAATACCATGCGGGTTGTATACTTGGTTGTTAGATCTTTAAAACTTAAATGAGTATCTAGTAAGTCAAAATCATTATGCATTTTAAAATCTAAGTCCCAAGTATTTACATCTTTTTGGGCTTTTGGTTTAGACATTATCGAAATTCCAACTTAGTAGCCTCACCAATAAGCAAACGCGTATCAACACCTTTAGTGTCTTCATCTATATATTGCAGCGTGTTGATTAGGTGGGGAAACGCTAGGTTAAATTCTTTCTTCCTCTTACTACCTCTACTATCACCAACTGATTTCTTCTTAGTTGACTCAATCGGTAGGTTAAGGATCTCCTCAACCGGCGGAGCTTTGAGAGCCGGGTCTAATGCCCACATAATGTCATGCTTCATCGCCCATTTCTTCATCCTTCTGATAGGCACCATTAGGTTAAAACCTTCACCGGCTCCTCGCACGATCATTCCTACATATGTACCATTCTTAAGATAAACGCCTCCACCGGAAGATCCTGGAAATGCCGTTACTGTAGTTTGATCAAATTCAACTTTACCATGGATCCGGCCTACTTGAGAAACAATCCCGGAGGTCATACTATTAGACCCCATCTGCCCTAGCAGAGAGCCGACATGGAAGAGCTCAGTACCGATCGGTATAATACTTGACTTAGCTGTCAGATGAAACCTCGCACTAGCTTTACCGTAATCCTTAGCTCTCACCATCAACAAGGCCAAATCCTCACCATCATCCGCATCACTATACTTAACAACAGTCGCATCCATATTAATTTCACCAACTCGTCGCCCACCCTCAACTAACTCCTTAATTATTCGAACGTCATCGAACTCGACTACTTTAATAGGCGCGCCTTCTTCAATAATAGTCCGGATGGTTCGTAAGTTATCAACAACATGTCCACAAGTCCAAACAAATGTAACAAGCTCTCCATCGATCTTTCGCGTGATCAATACACCGGAGCCTTCAGACCTACTGTATTGACCTTCAGATCTAATAGTAACCGATATATCCTGTAAGAAGTCCGCGACCTTGAGCGTCTCTTCTGCGCTTTTAGTATCCGCTAGAGTTAGTGGTAAAGGTAATAAGGCTAGTAGTATTAGTGCTGTTAGTGTTTTCATATAAATATTTATGTTAGTCTTTCTTAATTCCAGTAGGTCCCCGGTAGCAAGTTGTTAAGAATATCAATACTCCCACTAGTAAACCAACCCCTAGCATGATTCCTAGGATCATACTACTAGGTGTATCGACATCTAGAGTCCTGGTATCTTGCTGATACTCTTCTTTTGTAATATTACCATCTTGATTAACATCGACTACATCGAACGGAACCCTTATCATAGGAGCCGGGTTCACGCTATCGACTTGAGGTCTATGCTTATTAACAGTAAAACACGAAGTCAGTAGTATAGTCGCTATAGTTATAAATAAATATTTCATCTCATCCTACTCGGTACGGCGTAGAATCCAACAATCATAAAACATAAGTCCATGAATTGTGTCAGCATTAGCCCGCCTGATAATTGAACAACGGTCACCTCGTCACCACCAAAAAGCCATGAAAATAGACCTAATCCGGAGGTCTCTCCCTTAGGTACAACAACATCATATGAGATGTGAGGATTAAGAGCGTAGAAAATCATCAAGTAACACATAGTAAATGTGATACTCATGAACAACACCCTCCGCGTAACTTTAACGAACGGGTCAGAAGCTTGTTGTATCTGATTGTTTAGTACCGCGTCTATTACCTTGTCATCACGAGCAGCCATCAGCAACATGTTTTGCTTTTTCTGCTCCAACCAATGGTTGACAACGTTAACTAGGAGCTTGAGACCAGCTCCTAAGGCGGCGCTCATAATTGCTCCACCCATCAGCCTTAACCTAGCTTATCATGCCACCAATTGCACTTACTGCTGCTGGTATCACCGCGGCAAGGGGAGCGAATTCATCAAGTCTAGACTTCGCATGCTTTTCAATCAAATCATATGCCTCTCTCTCACCACAAGGGCTATCAGGACCTGTATTACCACTAACCAGTTCATCTAAACTATCTAGTAACGATTGGATCATCGCTTGTTTCTTAATACCAGTAATGTTCTCTCCCGGCTCTAGATCTGTAATATTATCTTCACCTTCATCGTAACCATCCTCTTGCGTAATCTCTGGAGTCGCTTGATTAGTACCTAAGGCTTTATTTGCAGCACCGGCTCCGGCTGTCACAGCTGCCGATTGTGCGGCTGTTTTAGCAAGACCAGGAGCGGCTTTCATCGCCATGCTGCCTAATGTCTTGACGGCTGTTCCTACGAATTCGTCCAGCCGTTGTTCAGCGCCTTGACAGAATACTTTATTATTATATGCATCGTTGATAAGTTCCATGTCTTTTTTCTGCTTCATGTAATTATTTAGTCTCTCTTAGTTAAATCTTCAGGTTTCTGTACCAAGCATGCTTGAATGCAACGCTCAGTTTATATGTAGTCATATTATCAAATCCTACCGCTAGCGGATCAGTATCAACATTACCGAATTTAAACACATAAGTATTAAATCTAGCCGCATCCGTCATATCTATCGGTGTTATTGTTGTTGATGTAGGACCTACACCAAAACAATGAACGCCTGTAAGATTCGCGAATGAAGTTTCGAAGACTGCCCGCTTTGTTACGCTGAAATCTCCGGGTTTGTAGGCGTCTATAAGTAGCGGTGTTTCGAATGACTTAATACCAGTAAAGTCATGGACTGGTGTCCCTCCACCGCTAACAGCACCGGATAATGTATGACTTCGATTCTTCCATGAACCATACGTAGCAAATGCTTCTTTGCTTGTAGATACAAACGCACTACCACCGGCCACCGGAATCGCTTCGACTTCAGTCCAATTACCGACTGTATCCGGACAAAGCCGTCTTCTTTCCTCTTTACCTATTAAATTAGCAAGCTCTAATGACGTTATGAGCGGTGTATGAGTCCATGGGCTCCAGCTATCTAGCATAGTAAACCCACTCCCGGCCTTCGGATCAACCGGTAGTGCGGTCTTAGAGTCTACTGAACCGTAGTCGTGATATTGCTGTCTTTCAGCGAGACCGAATGTACCACCATTATTAACAACGTTACCCTTCAGTGGGTCCATTTTCTTCCAGCAAAATTCATCACTGCTAAATGTCAATACTCCGCCCATACAATAGGTATATGATATAGTAAGCGCTGGTGAACCAGCTCCTGTGTTGTTAGGCTCTAAGAACATTATATCATATTTCCCGTAAGGGTTTCTAATATCAGATACACTTCTCGTTTGCCGGCCATCTTTTACACGGACTGGATCATGTAAGCTGCCCGGTGAACCGGTGTACCCTATAACTGGACCAGGAAATACACCGGGGAAGCTTTGTGCTATTGGGGTATTCTTGGGTAGATATTCACCGTCTCTATATTTAAGTATCCAAGCTTCATCCCGGACGTTTTGATATACAGCGCTACTACCCATCAGCTGCGGATATACATCTGCTAAATATGACTTAGTTGTTATAAAGTCCCATCTCCCCATGCCACCTCCCCTGTTAGGTACAAAGTTAGTAAATGTTACAGTATCTTTAGCAGTAGGTGGGGCTTTAGTAAACCAGTGATCGAAAGCATCACGCTCGATTGGCAATTCTGGACCTGCAGGTACTTCTACTGTTTTAAATTTAATAGTCGGTGCCGTGTTACTAACATCCGGTATGTCCGCCATCATCGCCGGCCACTCTACGTATGATTTAAAATCTCTAGGTTTATAGTTAACGGTCGGAGAATCTTTTGCTTTAATAGCCCAGTCCGGCGGATTGACTTGATCACCTCCTAAGACCCACGGATTTTCGCTAATAGTTGCATACTCTTTAGTCGGGTAGCTTAGCCTAGTATCGCCATTGTACCACCGGTTAACATAGCCGTACTGTGGTCCTAGATTAATAGACCCAGGAGCATAAGGCTCATTAGCACATCCAGTAATATCATAAGGTATAGCGATCCCGGACTGGTCAACAATACACATACCATTACCTTGTATACACTCAAAACCGGTAAGTAAGTATTCAAGCGTAACCGGATCAACTGCGTTATGCCACTCTTTAGCAGTCGGTATTGATTTGTATCTAGGTATGTTCCCGGGTTCCCAGGTTACTATCAGCTGATACGCTAACCGTAAAAATTGACCCGGGCAAAGTCTAATCGGATGATCTAATACAATTCTAGAGAACAACTCTCTAGCAGCCGGTGATTCTTTAAAGCCAATCTCAGTATATGTAACCGGTTGAAGCTCCATATAGAAATCGTACGTCCGAGTCATCGCTACTTGATTCGCCGCCGACAAGAAATCGGAACCGCAATACGTTGCATTAGTCTCCGGATGATTCCCGGTTAAGTACCACCCGTGAGTTTTATATTGCCGGAAGAGTTCTGTTTGGTTAGTGTTAAATATATCTGTCTTTTGACATGGTGACGGCAGCTTGATTTTCTCGTGGTAATGTCCGTTATTTATAGATTCGTATGTGTTTACTGGATCAACTAATAAATCGTATGATAAAA